CAGGAACAGGTTGCCCCACGGTGCTGCCGTCGTGACGTTCCACGGCAAACCTGATTACGACGAGGTACGCACCCCATGGGTTCGCAGACTGCTGGCGAGATATAAATAAATGATCCTATTTCTCAACCACCGCCGCGAAAACAATCTGGGCGATCTATACAGTTCGCCGCAACTTTATTTTGATTTCGGGCCGGGTGCCGTGGCGGCGGATATCACGGAGGAAATGAATTCTGGAGAGCTCTCCCGCAGCGCTGACGCGATCATCTACGGCGGCGGCACCCTAGCGGGCCGGGCGCAGCGCCATGCTGTGAAACCGGGCACCCTCAAAATATTATGGGGCGGCGGTGTCACTACTCGTGGGATGCTCGCAGCGCAGCCACGCGGCCACAATGCTAAAGGATTCACCCTCTATGGTCGGCGTGATAGCGGTTTTAAAGAGGGCGAGTTTGTGCCATGCGTATCTTGTATGCATCCTGCATTTGATCGTGGGTACCCAGTACAGCACGAGGTAGTCTACTATGGGCACTCGGTATATTCGCCGCTCGAAGGGCGCACCCCCCGGATGCTCAACCATGGCGCCCCTTTAAGATCCGTGATCGAGTTACTGGGCAGCGCCGAAACTGTTGTCACGAGCTCATACCACGGCATGTATTGGGCATTGCTGCTCGGGCGCAAGGTGGTCACGATCCCATTCGGTAGTAAATTTTACCAGACCCCCTGGCCGGTGCAGCTCCTACGTGAAGTGCCCCCCGATCCATGGCGGCATGGGCGGTCTTTTGATATACTCAAACAGTGTAGGGATCTGAATCAAAAATTTTACCAACGGGTTCTAGAGGTGATCTAATGCGCTATGGTCTGACAGAGATCACGGACTCCTCCCCGGCTCCTGAGATGCCGATCACCCTGGCGGAGGCGAAGACGCATCTGCGCGTAGATTTTTCCGCAGATGATTCGCTGATCTCAGATCTAATTTCGGCGGCCACACGGTTTGCTGAGAACTACACGCGCCGCACTTTCGCTTCGCGTGAATTTAGACTGACGCTACCAGCGTTCCCCCGCCGTTATGCTGTATCCTACTATGCCCCACAGGACGGCGACATATGGCCCCCACGGTTTGGCAACCCAAGCCAGTCCTACACATGGCCCGAGGCGATCCTGCTTCCGGTCGGCCCCGTGGAGACAGTCTCTCAGATCATCTACATGGCAGAGGATACCGCAGGCGCGCCCGTCGCAACTGTGCTGCCCCCTGCTTTGTATGAGGAGGCTCTCTCTTCGGATCCCGCTTTCATTGTCCCGGCCTACGGCGAGACATGGCCGGATACTATCCGAGCCCCGGAGGCCGTGGTGGTAGATTTTTTTGCAGGCGGGGTGCCGGTGCCCGATGATGTCAAGGCGGCGATCAAGATCATGATCGCGCATTTTTATGAATATAGAGAACCCATCGTGATCGGCACTATCGTTGCAACGGTGCCTTATAGTGTACGCGCCTTGCTCGCACCTCACAGGAGGTTCCCGCTGTGAGAGCTGGACAACTAAACCGCCGCGTTACATTTCAAACCCGCGTGGAGACGCGATCAGCATCCGGCGCGGTGGTTACCGCCTGGGAGGATTTCCGCACCGTCTGGGCCGCTGTCATGCCGCTACGCGGGGAGAAATTTTTCAATGCGCAGCAGCTGCAGGCGAAATACGATACTACGATCCGCGTGCGCTATCAGCCGGGCTACCGCATCACGCAGCGGATCAAATACGAGAAAGAGCCCGGCCTCTTCCAGATTTTTGAAATACTGGCCGCGCCGGAATTAAATGAGCGTCGATTCATGATTGATTTTTTATGTGTGCTGCGTGAGTCCGACGGATTCAGAGGGGCGCCATAATGGGGGCTACATTCGTCAGCGGCGATAAAGAGCTGAAATTGAAATTGCGTAAGCTGCGCAAAGACACGGCGAAAACAATGCGCCCCGCGATCCGTAGAGCGCTGAGGCCGGTGGTCGAGCGAGCGAAGGTCTCGATCCCTGTTGGTGATATTGAGCACAAGACATATCGGGGCCGCATCGTCGCGCCGGGGTTCTCCTCCCGAAATATTAGAATCGTGATCCGCGCTGATCGAAAAACTGGCGGGCTCAAGGGCATGGTCGGTGTTTCTGCCGAGGCGTTTTACGCGCTGCAGTTCGTAGAGCTCGGCGTGCCCGCGTATGGTGTGGCCGCGCAGCCCTGGCTAGAGCCCGCGTTCAGATCCTCGCAGGCTGCTATAATTTCTGAGATGCGCAGGGCGCTGCGAGAGATCCACGAGAAAATTGCGAGGGCTGATGTATGAGCGGTGCGGCGCTGTTCTCAATCCTGACGGGTAATGCGCCAGTGTCTGCTATCCTGGGCAACCGTGTGTTTCCGGTCATTGTTCCGCCGCAGGCGTGGGATGGTGCAGCTCTCCGCCCATGCGTGGTGTACCGTACATTTGGATTGGATCCGCAATATAAATTCTGCGGACGCGATGATCTAGAAGCTGAGAATTTTTTTATTGATGTGTATTCGCAGGCATACGACACGACGCAGGCGCTGAGTGCGGCAGTAAAAGCAGCGCTAGAGGCTGCAGCGAAAACGACACATGCAGGCGTGTTTGTAGATCGAATTTTTACGAGATCAGAGATAGACGGGGTGGATCTGGAACCTGGGCTACACCGTCGATCAATTTCCATAACTGTCTATCACAGGAGCGCATAAAGCTATGACCACCGAGGCATTTGTAGCAGACATCTTTTTTGAGCGTGGGGACGATGCGAGCCCCACTGAATTCACCCGCGTATGCCAAATTTTTTCGATCTCCGGCGTGGGTGAAACCAACGAGCTGATCAACGCAACTACGTTCTGCTCTGGCGGCAACCGCGAATATATCGCGGGTCTGGCGGATGGATCTGAAATCACACTCGAGGCCAACTACGAAAAAGGCCCTGCCACTGCGCTATCCACGCTCATCGACGATGTGAAGAACCGCCGCACCGGACCTTATCAGGTTGTTGTTGGAGATCCTGTTGTGTCTGAGACGTTTTCATTTAACGCGGTTGCGATTGGCTGGGAGCTGGCGCCCAATGTTGAGGATCGAAATACGATCATGTACACCCTGAAAATCTCAGGCCCGATCACAATTGCCTAACCTGGAGCGCGTCACATGGACAAAGAAAAAATTCTTGCCGCCCTTGGCCTCCTGCGCGAAACGATCACCCTGCGTAATGGTGTAGAGGTGATCGTGCAGGAGATGACGCGGGAGCGTAGCGTTGCATATGCTGCCGCAGTTAAAAGCGGGACCCCGGCCATCGTCGCATTGATCATGTTTGGCTGTATCGATGAGAGCGGGGATCTGGTTTTCTCAGAGGAGGATGCGGAAACACTGGCGAACGCATCCCCCTCGCAGGCTGAGAAGATCATTTCGAAGGTCCTGGAATTTTCAGGGATCACGGATACTGAGGACGATGCAAAAAACGACTGACCCCAGAGCAGATGTTTGAACATCGTCTAGCCCTGGCCCTGGGGCTGACGTTATCCGATCTGGGGCAAATGGGCACGCGGGAATTTAATAGGTGGTTTCGGTACTGGCTGGAGGAGCCGTGGGGCAGCTACCGGGATAATTTGCACACAGGGATCCTGGCGTCAATATTGACGAATGTGCATCGCAGGAAAGGATCTCGCAGGGCATCCGTGGATGATTTCATGCTGATGTCGAAGGAGACCAGGAAGAGCAAGGACACACGCGGCATGCTCGATTTTTTCCGACGGGTCGGAGTGAGGAAAAACAACGATGGCTGATCTTGCAAAACTCGTCGTCTCGCTCGAGGCGCAGACAACGAAATACATGCAAGCCCTTGACCGCTCAGAGAAGCGGGCGGACACGTTCCGCCGTCGTTTAGATTTTCAGATGAAGAGATCTTCCCTCTCGGTGGATCAGTTACACTCACGTCTAAATCGGATCCCCAATTTATTAAAAGCGCTGGCGGTTGCTGCAGTGGCCTCTATGCCAGTGCGGTTTATTCGCAGCACTACAGAAGCTGCAGACGCGCAGGTTAAACTCGGGAGGACACTTGGGTTAACCGGTGGCGAGCTGCAGCGTTTAAAACATTTTGCGGACCGCACCGGAACATCAGTACAGGATCTCGGTAGGGCGCAGCAGCGTGCTACGCTGTCCGCCGCAAAGGCGCGGGAAGGCGCGAAGACCGAAGCTGCGGCATTTAAAGCGCTGGGCCTTTCCATCGAGGAGGTGCTCGCACTTCCGCAGGACAAGGCATTCGCGCTGATCGCGGATCGTTTGAGCAAGGTTTCTGATCGTGCAACGCAAACACAGCTCGCATATGATCTCCTCGGGCGTAGATCTCTCAACCTTCTGGGTGTTATAAACCAGGGTGGGGATGCTCTGCAGCAGGCGATCCGTGATTTTGATTCGTTTAATCTCGCTCTGACCAATGTGCAATCTGCAGGTGTCGAGGCACTCAGCGACACGTTCGGCGATTTAGCGACAGTAGTGTCATTGGCGAAATCAAAAATAGTCGCGGAGATGTCCCCCGCATTGGTGACGCTGATCGAGCAGTTGATTTTGACGGATGCAAAAACCGGGAAGCTTGGCGATACGCTCAATGATACCTCACATACGTACATTGCGATCACGGCTACGGCCCTTGATTTTGCGGAAGGCGTGCGCCGAGGTTTCCGCTATATTTCACTCTTCAACGACGCGCTGAAAAAATTACAAACTTTCCGCCTAACGGGTGTGCTCGAGGACATCCAGGCAATGAAAGATACATTTTCAGAGCCGAACCCAGGAGATGCTTTCGTCGAACGAGCCGTTGCAAATCTGGAAAAGTTCCGGGCTGCAGCAGAAAAACCAATTGCTCCTGTTGGTGGTGATGCGCTTGATCCTGCAGTGCTGGATCGCGGTACAGCCTCTCTCGAAAAACAAATTGCAGCTCTGGAAAAACGTGCGGTTCTCGCAGCGGCAAAACAATTCCAGCCGCAGGAATTCCCCAATCTGCAATTGCAATTTGAGCTGCAGGAGTTCATCGACGCTGGCGCCACCGAGGCGCAGATCGAGCGGATACGCGCAGCCCTCGAGACGCTGAAATCTGTGCGCATGTTTGAGGACGCCGAGCGCGATATTGATCGGCTCAACGCTCTCTACGAAAAACACACTGGGATCATCAAGGGTCTCACTGCTGAGCAGATCCGCTACAACAGCACTATTGCAGATCTCGAGGAACTCAGAACTGCTGGCCTGCTAGCACAAGAGGAGTTTATTGACGCTGAGCGGCGGCTGCAGGAAGAGCTCGATGAGAGTCTGCAGAAACAGAGCAACTATTACAAAATGATCGAGGAGTTCGGCAGACAGGCTGCGCGGAATATCCAGAGCGCGTTCGCTGATTTCCTTTTTGATCCATTCAAAGACGGCATCGCGGGCATGGCGGATAATTTCGCGCTGATCCTACGGCGCATGGCGGCAGAGGCTGCGGCGGCGCAAATTCTCAACAGCATGTTCTCCGGTGGCGGTGGCCTTGGCGGGATCTTGGGCGGCTTCCTCGG